GACTGCGAGAACCCGATCCACGATACCATACGAAGCAATGGCAACGGACTCGAAAACTCGTCCTGCTCCGAGACCCTTTGTGCGTCCTATGCGAGAGGCTTGGAAAACTCATCCCAGCCACCGTTGCCGACCACATCATTCCCGTGCGAATGCGCCCTGGAGAGGACGATAGATTCTACGACATCGAGACCATTAGAGGGCTTTGTACATCCTGTCACGCCCGAGTATCAGGTCGTCAAGCACACGGAAAAGAATGAGCGAACTATCCTATGTCCAATATGCGGAGGACGTGTTGAACGGGGAAGTGGTAACGTCGAAGTACGTTCACAAAGCCGTTGAGCGTTTCCACTCCGACCTCTCTGACGAACAACTAGACTTCTACTTCGACCCCGACGAGGCAGAGAAGTACATCACCTTCTTCTCTCGTTTCCTTAAACATAGCAAGGGGACATACGCGGGTCAGTCCTTCGAGCTGCTCCCGTGGCAACAATTTGTGATCGCCAACATCTACGGCTGGAGGAGTAAGGAAACGCACTACCGCAGATACCGCACCGCGTACATTCAGGTGGGCCGTAAGAACGGCAAGTCCACGATGTTGAGTGGCGTAAGCCTTGCGATGTTGGACTTCGATGGCGAGGAAGGTAGCGAGGTGTACTTCTGCGCCACCAAGCGCGATCAGGCTAGGATCTGCTTTGACGAAGCAACACGTATGGTTAGGTCTAGCCCGAGCCTCTCGAAGCGCATCGGGGTTCACCGAGCCAATATGCACGTCAACAAAACAAATAGCAAGGCAGAACCCCTGTCGAGTGACAAGAATAGCCTCGATGGGTTGAACGCCCACCTTGCCGTAGTTGACGAATACCACGCCCACCCCACCTCGGCAGTCTACAACGTTTTGAAGTCGTCTATGGGTAGCCGCAAGCAACCCTTGATGTTTACGATCACTACGGCAGGGTTCAACGTGTCAGGACCGTGCTATCAGTTGGCGAAGACGTGCAAGGAAGTCCTTGACGGCAAGAAACGTGACGACTCTTTGTTCAGTATGATCTACGAACTTGACGAGGACGACGATTGGCGCGACGAGGAGACGTGGATCAAAGCGAACCCTAGCCTTGGTCATAGCATCAGTTATGAGTACCTCCGTCAGCAATGCGTCCAGGCGAAGAACTATGGCGGGGCAGAGGAGGTAAACTTCAAGACGAAGCATTGCAACCTATGGGTCAAGTCTAGTGAGACGTGGGTGAGCGACGAGATATGGCGAGAGAACGACCTTGGTGTGGTGGAGTGGGATGGCGAGCGGCCCTGCTATGGTGGACTTGACCTTGCAAGCGTAAGTGACTTTTGCAGTCTTGTCCTTGTTGCGCCTACCGACGATGGCGGTTACGACACCAAGCGATTCTATTGGCTACCCGAGGAGGCTATCGAGAAGCGGCTCTACAAAGATGAGAACACGATCTATATGGAGTTGCGCCACGCAGATGAGGTCACGGTCACTCCTGGAAACGTAACTGACTACGACTACATACGGAAGTGTATATCAGGATATTATGTGGAAAATGGTGTAGTAAAATTTGACGAAAATTGCTTGATGAAGCGGTATAATCTTCGTAGCATAGCGTTCGACAGATACAATAGTTCCCAACTCATAATCAATCTTACCCACGACGGGGTTGAGATGTCACCGATGGGTCAGGGTTACGTCAGTATGAGCGCACCTATGAAGGAGGTCTACCGCCTGATTTTGGAGCGTAAGTTGAACCACGAGGGAGATCCTGTACTCCGCTGGATGGCAGGAAACCTCGAAGTGACGTACGACCCCGCGATGAACTGCAAACCTGACAAGAGTCGGTCGCAGGATAAGATTGATGGGATCACCGCGCTGATTTGTGCAGTTGGAGAGGCTATGACTGAAACGCAGGACGATGCCTTCCCTGAAGACTACACAATCAGATTCCTATGACCTGCGAAGAGCGTCTTCAACTTGCTCGCAAACTAAACACACCCGAAGGCTTTGTTGAAGAATACCAAAAGCGACTCTACGACTACCCACGTAATGTCGACGCATACTACTCGGTTGAGAACGACTACTACGACCTCTTTGGCCGCAATCGCTATAGTTGTTATCAGAGTTTCCATACTATTCTTCGTCGCATCTTAAAAAGAAATCGAACATCGTAGATGCGTAAAGATTTAGAAAGCCATATAATTGCATAATGGCTGAAAACCGCAAGGGGTTCTTCACTCGTGTTCGAGAAGCGATCGCTCCTACCGCCCAGGTGGAAGAGCGGACGTACGACCCCGCCCTGTATTACCCTTGGCAGCCTACACGAAGCGGAGTGATGTTGAGCGAGGAGGGTGCTATGGCCGTTAGTGCCGTGTACGCCTGTGTCAACAAGATTGCAAGCACTATCGCTAGTTTGGATCTCGACTTGTACGAGATGCAAGAGGGTGTCAAGAAAAAAGACCGCAAACACGTCGCCTATCGCTTGGCTACACAAGAGCCAAATGAATATATGGGTGCGTATCACTTTTGGGTTTACCTCGTAAGTGATGCTTTGATGCACGGTGGGGGCTATGCCCTTATCGAGCGCGACCAAAATGGTCGTCCGAAGTCACTCAACCTTGTGCCTCCCGATCAGATCAAGGCCAAGGACTTGAACGGGCGACGCATCTACCTCTACCGCGAAAGTGAGGAGGCCCTCTTCAACGAGGATGTCCTTGCTATCGAGTGCTTCCGTGGGGTCAGCCCGATCCGCGAGCATATGGAGAATATCGGTCTGACGTATGCAGCTCAACAATATGGTGCTTCGTTCTTTGGTAGCGGAGGCAATATGAGCGGTGTACTTATGACCGACAAGACTTTGAGTGAGGATCAGTACCGACGCTTGAGCCAAACGTGGGATATGAAATACCACGGGATGAACGCAAGCCACGCTACGGCCATCCTTGAGGCTGGGTTGAAGTACGAGCGCGTGGGCATCCCACCCGAAACCGCGCAAGCCCTCGACACCCGTCGCTTCCAAGTGGAGGAGATCTGCCGCATCTTCAACGTCCCGCCTTCGCTTATTCAGATGAGCGGTGACGTGAAGTATAGCAACGTCGAGCAACAAGACTTGTTCTTTGCCAAGCACACTATCCATCCTTGGGTCGTAAACATCGAACAGGAACTCCGTCGCAAGTTGCTCCTGCCCGTCGAGCGTTCTAACTACGCCTTCAAGTTCAGTATGATTAGCTTGATGCGTGGAGATATGCAAGCGCGGGCCAACTATTATCACACTTTGTTGAATGATGGAGTGCTCTCCATTAACGAAGTTCGAGGGTTGGAAGACCGAAATAGTATCCCAGGGGGTGACCTGAATCTCGTCCAAGTGAATCAGATCCCGCTTGAGAGTATGTCGGACTACGCTAGTTACATCACGGGACAAAACACCGATGCCGACGTACAATAACTACCCCAAAGCTGCCCGTAGTGCGGCTCGTCGCGCCTTGAAGTTCAAGGAGACGCAGGGGACTTCGTGCGGCACTCCTGTCGGTTGGCAACGCGCCAATCAAATCGCAAGTGGCGAGTCTCTTTCTTTAGCAACCGTGAAGCGCACGTTTAGCTTTTTGAGCCGTGCCAAGGTCTACAATCAAGGCAAGTTTACTGACGCTGACGGCAAGCCTATCTGCGGAAGCATAATGTATGCCGCGTGGGGAGGCTCTTCTATGTTGCCTTGGTGCAAGCGCGTTATCGCAGAAGCGGAACGCAACAACGTTGAGGACAAAGAGGAGCGTTCGCCTAGACAAAAAGACAAGCATATGGAACAAGAACAAAGAACTACGGAGGTAGAGCGACGCAGTTACGTTGCCTCTGATGAGCACACCGAGGTGCGCTTGGCAGATGAAGGACGCACGGTCGAAGGCTATGCCGCAGTCTTCAATCAACCCACAATGATTGGGGCGGTTGAAGAGGTTGTATCTCCAGGAGCATTTGACGATCGTCTGATGGACGACGTTGTGGCCTTGTTCAACCACGATATGAATATGCCACTAGCACGTTCATACAATGGTCAGGGCACGTTAGAGTTGAAGGTTGATGAGCACGGGTTGTACTACAAGTTCAACTTGGGCGATCAATCTTACGCCAAGGATCTTGCCGAGAGCATTAAGCGCGGTGATGTCCGTGGCAGTAGCTTCGGCTTTGTCGTCCGCGAAGACGACTACGAGAAAAAAGACGACGGGACATATCGTCGGACGATTAAGAGCCTTGCTCGCATCGCAGATGTTTCGCCTGTGGTATCACCCGCCTACCCGCAGACCTCCGTTAAGATGCGCGATGCTATCGCGGCTTTGGAGGCCGAACCCGAGGTTGTCGAAGAGACACCCGTACAAGATGAAATCCAGCCTACGTCTGCCCCCAAGCGGAAGGTAGCGGAGGCACTCCTTTCTATTCACCATCACAAAACCCTTTCAAAATGAAAACTTCTTTGAAGTTGAAGGAAGAACGTGCCTCTCTGATCTCTGACCTGGAGGCACTCGTGGACACCGCCAAAACAGAAGAGCGGGAGTTCACGGAACAAGAAGAGGCTCGGCAGGCCGACCTCAATGAATCCATCTTCTCTTTGGACGAGAAGATCGCTAACGCTGAAAAGACCGAGGCTATTATGGCCCGTTCTATGGCAGGGGAAGCGTCCAAGTCCGAGGAGCGCGAGATGACCAAGGCGGCTGAAAACTACGACTTGCAGTCTGCCATCAATCAGTTCCGTCAGAACGGACGATTGGAGGGCTTGGAAGCCGAGATGAAGCAAGAGGCTCTCAACGAGTTCCGCGCTTCAGGCATCACGCCAATGGGTCAGATCCAAATCCCAATCGGATTGACCTATCGTGCCGCTGGGCCTACGACGGCTTCAAATGTTGTGGGTACGCAACAACAAGGCATCTTGCAGGGTCTCGTCCCTGACTCCGTAGTCGAGCAAGCGGGCGGTAACCGCCTTACGGGTGTCTCGGGCACGGTGCGTCTCCCATCTTTGCCAACCGATGCCACGGCTAAAGTGACCGAGGTTCAGCAAAAGGGACAGGGTAGTGCTATCGAGTCCGTTGACATCGACCCCGTGCGTTTCGCATCGGTGATCAACGTGTCAAATCAGACGTTGGCATTGTCGAACGCTTCTTTCGATGCCGCAGTTGCAGCTCAATTCCGTCGCCACTCGGGTGGTTTGATGGACGCACAGGCTTGGGCTAACTTCGTTACTGCCGCTGGTGGCACGACGTTGCGTAGCACGACTGCTGTTGCCGCAGTTCCGTCAATCGACTTCGCTTCTGCGAACGACTTGATTGCCGCTTTGGGTGATGCTGACGCGTTGAACGCTTCTGCTACCTTCTTCAGTTCTCACGGACAACTTGCTACGGCACGTAGCCAACAAGCGGTCACCAACGGAGGTATTCCTACGTTGCAAGCCGACGGCACGATTGCGGGCTACAAGGCTTACGGCCATAGCCAAATCACTGCCGCTTTGATTGCTGACACGGCTCGTACGACGGATGATGTATTTGTGGGCGGTGACAGCTCTACTGCCATCACCAACGAGTCATCCTTGTTGCCGTTCTTCCTGATCAATATGAACGACGTTTACTGCTGCTACTGGGGCGGTGCGGACTTGATCGTGGACAACGTGACGCTTGCCGATAGCGGTCAGACGCGTATGATTATGAACTACTACGCTAACTGCAACGTGGCTCACGCGGCCTCTGCGGTGTACTGCGAGGTAGCCTAATAGTTGATTCGACCCCCGACCCTATGCCACGCACGTAAAAGCACGGCCAATGGGGTTGGGGGTTTTTAATCCTTTCGAGATATGACATTTAGAAATATCCGAGGTTACATCTACCTCGAAGGAAAGTTGTTCTGCACTCCTGGGGCGGACTTTATGTTTGCGCGGGTGGCAGGTGTACAAGAAGAGGACGTTGAAATCTGCATTGATGCCGACGCGTTGAGTGCTGACGATCCGTTGGAGTTGATTCTCTCGCACTATACTGCGGTGAACATCGACGGGACGTTCTACGATACTGCCGCGGCTGCGGTGACGGCTATCAATGGAATCTTGGGTGCAGATAGCCCATTGTCTCTGCCAAAGTTGGTTAGTGTTTCAGACCTTCCAACTTCTAACACAGGACTAGCGGTAGGCCAATGTTATCAGGCTTCAGGCTATATCCGTATTAAGACGTAAGAATGCAACCGCATCCTCACATAAGGTTTGACAAGACGTACGCGCAGTCGGGGAGTTTGATCGCAGGATCGCTCCCTGACCTTGCCGCGCTCAAGACTCATTTGCGTATCGACTACTCTTCGGAGGACACGTACCTGAACACGCTTCTAGAGACGACTCAATCTTATATCGAGGAGTATTGTGACGTTGTGTTCGGAGACTGCGATTGGACGGCATATTGGGACTATGCTTACCCCGTCGTCTTTGTGAACAAGAACTTTGAGATTCTAAAAACCACAGGTGGTAACGCGCCTGTCTTGTACGAGCTGCAATCTAACGGGACGTATAGCGCGGTTGATTCGGACGACTATTCTATCGACTATATCAACTCGCCCCTTCGCGTCCATATGAAGAGCGGATTCGGCTCATCTGCTAACGAACTCAACAAATACAAGTTGGAGTTTACCACGCAGACTAAAAGCGTCCCTAAATACGTGTATCAAGCGTTCCTTATGATCGCTGGGCACTTCTACGAAAACCGCCAAGACGTAGGTCGTGAGCGCGTCTACGAAGTGCCTTTGACGAGCAAGCACCTGCTCGAACGCTACCGCACGAAAGCCTTTACCTGATGTTCAACCTCGGATCACTCAATAAGGAGATCGAGTTGTACTCTCCCGACGAGGAGGTCAACGACTTTGGCGAAACCCAAACTACGGGTTACACCTTGCAGATTACGGCTATGGCCCGTCGTCGTGACATCGAGTGGTCTACTATTGGGGAGGAGGCTCACGGAAAGCAACTTGTGGTGGAGGCTAGGACGGAATTCTACATTAAGAAGTTCCGATCGGAAATCACGGAGAAGTGGATTGTCAAGTACAACAATCGGTACTATGAGATCACCCGTGTTGACGAATTTGGCAAGGCGGAGTACACGCGTATTCTTGGCTTGCGTCGAGATAACTGGACACCGACCATTAATGTACGCCCTCGCTAATGGCACTACGCAGTAGCAAATATGCTCCTAACGTAGTCTTCAACGCGACGGACATCGCGTACTTCGAGAAGCGGCTTCAGGTTCTTACGGGTATGACCGTGAAGGAGCGGAGACGAGAGATGGAGAAGTTGACGACGTACGCTTTGATACCCACAAAGAAGCGTATGAAGACGCTTGCCCCAAAAGGCAAGACGGGTAGCTTGAAGAAGAGCATCGGCACGGTCACGGCCAAGGCTACGGGCTACGGGTCTCGGGTCGGTAGTCGTACAGGCCCTGTAATTAGGGGCAAGAGCAAGCGTCGTGTGTTCCACGCGCACCTTGTAGAACTAGGCACAAAGAAGAAGAAGAAGACCGTGAAGGCGGGCAAGAACCCCTTTACGTTCTATAGCTTCCGAGCGGGTCGCGTTTTGCGTCGCAAGACGATCAACCACGGCAGTAAGGCCCAGCCATTCGTCGAACCCGCATACCAACAAACGAAGCACGAATACGTGCCGCGTATCAGGGAGAAACTTGTCCGTAGACTTCGTACCTTGGTTGCAGGAAGTCCCACCCGTCGCCATTCAGGTTTGCGTACGATGAACAAGAATGCGGCAAAAGCCCTCGGTCAATGATCCACGTCATTCGCAAGATCCTCGTAGATACCCAAGCGGTGATTAACCTTGTCCCTGCAAGCCAAATCAGTCTTGTGATGGCACGACAGGGGATGGAGCGTCCCTATATCGCAATCGACCTTGAGGGCACGGGCTTCGAGCGTAGCAATCAGGGTATTGCCCAGGAGGTCTACAACATAGTAGTCTACGTCACCGACACAAGTATGAGTGATGCTTGGGCTATCCACGATGCGGTCAAACAGGCTTTGTCGGAGTTCAGCGGCACAAAGACCGTGGACGGGGTGGCGTACCGCATAGGCCATATTAGCCTTACCGACGTGCTGACGGATGCCCACGAGCTGCACGACTTCTATATCTTGGCTTTGACGTTAAACGTGTTCGTCTACCCTTAATCGAACGAAGTTTGACCACAACTCATCTTGAAAATCTAATCTTGCATCATATCACATAGAAATGGGAGCAATCAAAGGAAATGCCTGTACGCTTCAGTACAAGGCTGAACCAACAAATAATGCGGACGCAATCCCCGACGCTTTGACAGGCTACGCCTCTCTTGTCGGTGTCACCTCTGCAAGCATCAGCGTCTCTAACGCCACGTTCGAGGCTACTAGTATCACCGATGAAACTGCGGAGACGACAACGCGCGATTTTGCCGTTGGCACGACGAGTTGCTCCCTGTCCGTGGAAGGAGTCTACGATCCTGCCCTTGCCGACAACGCTGACGAGTTGTTCACCCTGTGCAAAGCCAAGACTCGTGTTGGCGTGTTTTGGTACAACAACCAAGCCGAAGACAACGCGGTTGGCGGTGTAGGCTTCTGCACTAGCTTTGAACTCTCTGCTGGTATGGACGACTTTGTGAGTTTCTCTGCCTCCTTTGAATTGGAGGGTAACCCTGTAATCAAGACTCTTGACTGATGGCAACGATTAACGCGAACACAGTAGCTATCTACATCGACGTAGATAACGGAGCATTCAGCACGAACCCAGGTGAATCCGTGGGCGCAAGCCCCGCTCTGAAGCCCGTAATGTATAGCACCTCGGCTTCGATTAGCGTGAGCAACGCCACGTACGAGACCAACTACAAGGCTACAACTGCGGCTACGGCTGGAAGTACTCCAAGCCTTGCTCCAACGCGAGCCTTTGCCGTAGGCACGACGACTTCTAGCATCACGGTGGAAGGTGTAGCTTCGTGGGACACTTTGACGAGCTGCCTCGATATGAAGGTCTTGTTCGACGAGTGCATCGGCAAGGATAAGGTCACCGCGGTGTGGTCAAGCACGGATACCAACGGCACGGCTTACGGAGGTACGGGCTACATCACTAGCTTCGATTTGTCTTCAGGGGTGGACGACTTCGCCACGTACTCCTGCACGATTGAACTCGTTGGTGATCCTACCTCAGTAGCGTAAGATTATATCTCGCTTTGTTGTAAATTGTCGGCAAATAGCCGACGATGAATCAACTATCAGGTAAGTTTGAAGTAAAGATTGGCAAGGACTCGTTCACTTGCCATCTTTCTATGAATGCGTTTCGGATCTTGTGTGAACGCGAAGATCTGAAGTTCCACCAAATGGACGCATATCTCCAGGAGAAGCCCTTGACCGCAGTTCCAAAGGTCATCTACTACGGGCTGATCAACCACATTTACTCTTCCAAAGGAAAACTCGAATCGCTCCCTGATTACGAGTTTTTCTGCTCTCAAGTCCTTGATAGCCCCAAGGTGCTTGAAGAGTACACCGAACTTATCGCCAAGGCGTTTATGGGCGAGGAAGAGCCTACCGAGAAGGAGGGAAACAAGTAAGCGGCCAAGACGAGACCCCCCGCGATTGGCACTCCATATATGTGGAGGGGTTGTCCTTGGGCTTGTTGCCCGAGACGTTTTGGTCGATGACTTTCTTCGAGTACGCCAATTACTCTAGATATATCTTGGAGGAAGACAAGCGGATGTGGTGGCACACCTCTTCGCTTATGGCTCTACACGCCAACCTGAACCGAGATCCAAAGCGTACTCCCCAGCCGTTCAAGCCCGAGACGTTTTACCCATATGAGACGAAAAAGAAAAAAGCAAAGTTTGTTCATCAAATAACAAACGAACACCGCGACCTTACGTCACAATGGGCACAAAAATTCAAGGACAAAGATGGCGCAACAGGAAATAAGTAAGCTATCGGTACTTCTTCTCTTTAACACCGAGAACTTTGAGAAGAAGCTATCCGATGTCCAAAGACACACAAAGAAGTCAGGAGCGGCTCTGACACGTGTTGGTCAGCAAGTAAGCCTTGGCATCTCACTACCTCTCGCTATCGCGGGTCAGAAGATCGCGGAGACCTCTACGGCCTTCGAGTATCAGATGGCTCGCGTTCAGGCTATTAGTGGGGCTACCTCTCAATCGTTCGTACGCCTTCAGAAGAACGCAGAGGAACTTGGTGCAAGCACGATCTATACGGCTACTAGTGTAGGCCAACTCCAAGAGGAGTACGCAAAGCTAGGCTTTACGGCTTCCGAGATTACGGCAGTCACGGAGAGCACCTTGAGCCTTGCCCAGGTGACGGGTGCTGACCTCGGTCGAGCTGCGGAGATTGCGGGTAGTACCCTCCGCATCTTCGGGAAGGACGTAAGCGATGTTGGTCAGGTCAACGACGTTATTGCCGTTGCTATCAGTCAGTCGGCCTTGGACTTCGAGTCCTTTGCAGAGACTATGAAGTACGCGGGTTCGCAAGCCGCTATCTCTGCCGTCAGTATGGAGGAAATCTCCGCGGCAATGGGGGTGCTTGCTAACCGTGGTGTGAAGGGTTCGATTGCAGGTACTCGCCTCCGTATGATCTTGGCTAAACTAGCCGAGGAGGGAGGCAACACCCACGACAAGTTCATCGAGTTGATCAACGGCTCAATGACAATGACCGAGGCTATCGACCGCTTCGGTGTCCGTGCCGCCTCTGCCGTACCTGTACTTCAGGAGAACCGCGATGAGTTCTTCGCCTTGGAGAATAGTATGATCCAAGCCGCGGGCACTCTTGAGGTTATGCAGGAGGTGATGGACGATACATCGTTCTCGGTTCAGAAACGCTTGGTGTCGGCCCTTGAGAACTTGAGCATCCAATTCGGTAAGGTTCTTCTCCCCGTCGTCAACTTCGTCGTAGAGGCCGTAATCCACCTTGTCAACGGCTTCTCGCGTATGCCTGGGGTTATCAAGGTTCTCGTCGTCGCCATCGGCACTCTGCTCACGGTCGTACCGCCTCTCTTGTTTCTCCTCGGTCAGGCTAAACTAGCCCTGCTCGATTTGAGCATAATGTTTCCTCGGGTGGGTATGGCCCTTTCCACTATGCTTGGCCCTATCGGTCTTGCGGTCACGGCAGTCTCTCTGCTTGCGATCGGCCTATATGATATGTTTGTTAGTGGCAGTCAGGCAGAAGGTATGCTTGGCCGCATCGAAGCCGCCAATGCCGCGGCAGGGGAGGCCGCAGGTCGAGTCCTTGGCCCTATCAAAAGCCTTATCGCGGAGTTCGGTAATGAGAACACGACGTTGCTCCGCAAGCAAGAGATCCTAAATGAGTTGATGCGTAGTCAGCCCGACTACTTCAACAATCTCAATACGGAGACGACGACCGTGGACGACTTGGCTTTGGCTTACGATCGCCTGTCGAGTGCTATTCAGCAAACGGCTAAAATGCGGGCGTTGCAGAGTCAACTGACACGTATCTCACAAGAACAGGCCGCGGCCATCGGTGAGCAAGTCAAGGCTCAACTCGAACTTGAAGACATAGAACAAAGGGCTGCGGCAGGGGAGAGGGGCTATGCGCCATACCAAACCACTATTATGGGTGGGGATGGAGGCCGAACGGGAATGACGCAAATGACGATCGACCCGAAACTTGCCCGTAAGAAGGAACTGAATCAAGTTATCAACGACCAACAAGCAATCTTCGACGACCTCCAGCGTCAAGCTATACGCTTGCAGGAAATGATGGTCGCAGAGGATGGCGTAGCGGGTCTCTTGGCACGTCTTTCCAAAATGGGAAGAGGCGGTACGGGAGGCGGCTTCTCGGGCGATATGGGCGAGGAGGTCAGCGACCTTGAGAAGGTTATGAATCGCCTTGCCACCACTCTCAATGCCATTGATAAGGAGGCCGAGATGTTCGGTACTGACGGCTTGAAGATTGGGGAGCAACGCCTTGCGGCTTATACTGCCGCGTTCAAGTCACTTGTCGATTTGAGTTTCGAGGGACAGGATGTCAAGGACAACCTCGAAATGGTCAAGAAAGAGATTCAGCAACTTGTCGGCACGGTCGGGGAGGGGCAGAAGTTGGAGGAGGTCAACGACGCTCTCGACAAATACTTCGATCGCAACGACTCTCTGCTCAATCAATACCAAGCGGGATTGCTCACCGCAGAGGAGGCTCGCAACCAACAAATGAGTATGCTGGCAAGCACCCTGCCCACCCTGATCGACCTTATGGGTGAGGAGGACGCTATGGTGCAAGCCTTGATCGCCTCGTACCTCGCCCTAAAGAAGGCCAAGGATGAGAGCAACGAATCGACCGAGGACACCCTTGCGGTGGAGAAGGCGCAGATGCAGCTCACACGTCAACTTAACGACGTGGTGATGAACTTCGGGGCTTCGCTCGGTCAGGCGGCTACTGATAGCAAATCGTTTGGGCAGGGCGTGTTGCAAGCCATTAAGGATGCGGTACTCGCCACCCTCGAACTTGCTTACGCTCGCATCATTACCAATGCCCTTGACCCCAAGAACCCCGCCAACCAAGCCTCGTTTGGTCTTGCGGGACTCGGAGCTGCCGCCCTCGGTATGGGACTCCTCACGGGTATGATCCGTGGCATCGAGATCCCCTCCTTCAGCAAGGGTGGTATCGTCCAGGGGACGCAACTCGCAATGGTCGGTGACAACCGCTCGGGCCGCGAGGCTATCATTCCTCTTGAGAAGCTACCTTCTCTTATGCAGAAGATGGGCGGCTACGGGGGCACACGAGTGTACGGACACCTCTCGGGATACGACATCGCCTTGAGTAGCGAACGATCAGGCAAACGCTTTCAACGAATCTCGTACTAATGGCAATAATCAAGGCTTTTCGGGCTTACCTCCCCACGCGAAATTCTGACACCTACCGCATCACCATATATGATTTGGCCGCAGATCCTGTTGGCGCGGTGAATCTTCCATTATATGGTTACACGGCAACTACCACCTCGAATCCGCAACCTATCAATGTCATTCACGAGTCTGTAAGCATCGACTACGACGCTTCAACTGACACCATTCACGCGCCTGTTATTGGCTCTCGATTGGAAATGACGTGCTTGCTACAGGACGACTTTAGCGAGAATCTTATTGACATCATTAACGCAAGGAAAGAGGGTGAGATTGCAGTTAAGGTAGAGCGGCACGATGGGGGTTCTACTGACCTTACCTCTGACGCTAGGTACGACGACTTTTGGATTGGGTGTCTTTCTCCCGAAGGCATTACTTACGCCTTTAGCGAATTGCCTCGTGAGGTCAATTTGATATTTACCGATGGACTAAGCCTTCTGCGAGATGTTCCTTATGAGAAGGCTGACGGCACTCCATACTACGAGGACTCTGTGTACGAGACTATGCGTACGCAGATTGGCAACTGCCTTTCTCACCTACCGCATATCGACTTGTTTACCGACACGATAAACGCGCCATTCTTTGTGGAGCAACTCGATATGTACCATTGGAATCACGTCGATGACACAGATCAGAGGCCACATAGCGTCCTCGATAAGTCAGGGACGAACCAAAAGATATGGTATGACTTCAGGATGCACGAGAACCCGTTTAACAGGAAGCAACGCCTTTCCTCTGCTGGGTCTACGTGCTATGAAGTCCTAGAGGATATAATGACTGCCTTTGGCGTTTCCTTGTTCCAATGGATGGGTGCTTGGATGGCCGTCAGTCCATTCCTAGAAGATGGAGGATCTGCTCCCGAGCAAGACTTACGCGCTTGGAAAGCCGACAAGCGTAGTATGATTGACCCTGCCTATCAGGATTCTGCCTCTACTTCTGCCGACGGATATTTAGACGATTTCCCAAACAGGATTGATTACCGCAATGCGGTTATCCTCCAGGGGAGCAACATCTCATATTTTAATGGTGTTCGTGGTGTTTCATACACACATACAAAAGGCGGTGCTCCCTTGGCTATGCGGGAACTACTGCCCGTAACCATTCACGGAGATTTATTCAACTTGAACGAGGACTACTGGATTCCACCTCAAGAACTTGGTGGATCGGCAGGAATCACGTCAATACTAGGCACGAGCTTTCCCTTGGCTAATCCCGACATCACGGTCACGGGCGGTCAGCAACTTGTAATCAAGGGCCGCGTTGTGATAGATAGCCAACTGACCGCTTCCGACATTGATTGGGTTGGCGCACAACCTATCTTGAGTTTTAAGATTGTCGTCGGGGGTCAATATTTGAGTCAGGACGTAGACCTCGTTCCTGTTGCTGATGTAGATAGTATTGAAAACTTCGGTAGAATTCATATCGCGTTAGGCAACCCAATCAGTCCTTTGGGTTTAGATGTTCAAACGTGGCGGCCTATAGAGATTAGTAGCGACGTTGAGTGGACAACAACAACGACTGACACCTTTGACATACCGTTCTTGATTCCAGGGCAGATGTACCCTGAAATCGACACGATTGAGCATAGCGACGGAGAAAACGTACGAACATTTCCCGTTGGTCTAAACACGATTCGCCACGAAACGCAAGCGTCACGTATGCGCTTCCGTTGGTCTGACAGAAACAAGGAGAATGACCTTGTGCTCGAAATCATAACTCCTGAGCTGCCTGGTGACGAAACCGATATTTACACAGGTCTTGAGATTGATGTCAATGTTCAGATTTTGACGAATACTAATGGGGTAACAGCATTTACAGATGCAAGTGTACCTTATCAAAATGCTCGCATCCACAACTTCCGCGTCCTCGTCGGGGAGAACAAGGATGAGGAGGACATCTTGTATATCGCCACATCAGACGACACCAAAGGACTCGAAGTCGTTGACGGAGGACAGACTCTCATAGCTAGTAGATTGTCAGACTATTGGGGTGACTTAGGTGTTATCTCGGCAAATAGCCCAGGACACATTAGTGACGGGAGCGAAGTTGGCCCGCATTATGCGGGTTGGTTTAGTCAAGCTGCAAGCGGTGAAGACCCAACTACGGCAAGCGACGGAAAGACGACAATGGAGATTGTTGCTCAGGAGCACCTAGCTTTGCGTAAGGAGATGTCGCGGTTGTTCAACCTGCAACTTCTTGTACACGATCATCACCTTGATCTGCCGCGGCCTCTGCGTCGTATGCTTATCGAGACAGGATCTACTGATGCGGTAGTTCATATCCTTAAAACCACATATAACCTGATGGCAGGTCAGTTCGATTTGCTCGGATTTCAAATAGCGCGTGTTGGCTCGGGAATCTCAGGAACGACAAGTGTTGACGCAGCTGACATCCACAGAAAAGGGCCGAAACTACCTCCTGGGCCTATGCCTAATTCTAAGACCAATAAGGTTTCGGGTGTGACATCGGCTGATGTAACTAAACTGGTCAACCTTGATCAAGACAAAGACGACCTCGAAGCACAATCCTTTTTCCTCGAACGATAATGGCAAACAACTTTAAGAGCGTTGAAATAACGCGAACCGCTGGTGGAAGCCCTACGCTTGTTAATTGTACCACGACAAGCGCAATCGTATCTAGTATTCTAGTCGCGGTTGCGGACGCTGGTTCTGCGGTCAATCCCGTAGCATCTATGGAGTTGTTCCTTCAAAAATCAGGCGGATCTGTAGTGAGCTTGAAAATTATTAAGGCTGGCACAAACTTTCTGGTTAAGGGAACTACTACGGAGATGCTCGAAAAAAACATCGTCCTTGAAAACGGTGACGCATTGATTATGACTTTTGGCACATTCTCAGGTGGCGGGTCGGTCACGGTCGTCGCTAACTATATGGAGAGGACTGCCTCCGTAGCCACTAGCAACCTTGCCGACCTTAATGATGTCTCATCTGCTGCCGCCACAAGCGGGCAGGTTTTGGCTTGGGATGGGACGCAATGGGAGCCAACCACGTCTAGCGGGACATTGACCGACACAGGTGATCTTGCCGAGCAATCGTCGGGTACTGAGCCGTTGAATCGGTATATGAAGAACCTGAACTCTCTTGCGGCATTGACTGACGGGGTTTCTAGTGCCCCCGAAGATGTGTTGTCAGACACTCCAGGCAATGTCAACTTCGTAGTAGAGAACAATACGCTTTCTCCCGCGCCACCACAGAAGGTCACCTTTGATCAAATTATTCAGGCCCTTATGGTTGGCCCTCTAACTGACATAGCCAACGATCCTAGCAACAACCTTTCCCTCGCCACCTTTACAGGTTCGGGAGGAGTTGGTGATTTCAATAATGATGGAGAGGTAGGCTCGGGTGACTTGTTGGATTTTTTGACTTGGTTCGGAAATTCTTGGGCTGGGGCTAATAGCAATCTGTTTCAGCCATCTAAAATGACTTTTACCGACGGGGTGAATACTTTGCTCAACGACACCACTTGGACTACAATACAATTTGATTCGGCTGACTACACGGTGACCGCAGGAACTCAAAATGTGACTGTTGATCACACGACTAATCATAGCCTCAAGCTAACGTCTCAAACTAGTCCTTATCTTTTGAAGGATGTTCCTAACAAGTATATTGAATTGTCCACCGAGGAGGAAGTACTAGCCATAGTTACGACCGAGATTTCCAATCAGAGAATTACAATCCGAGCAACCATAGATTTGTACGACTCAAGTGACATTGCCCTAGGCTCTCAGGCTACGTTTGAATGGCACGAAAAGGGTTTTTGGGAAGCATCTACTCACGCTTGGACATACCCAGGTGTTAGGACAATTTTGAACTCGGAGATAGCCGCCCTATGTAGCGTTACTGATGGTATGGAGAACGGGTCTTTTCACTCTGTTGTGATTACTTTACAGGCTAAGACTAATTCAGGTAATGCTACACTAGACTTGAGAACACCAGTGATTACACTAAAGCAAGCATAAGTACGATGGCCGATATTAAAATCATATCCAAACAAAATGGGGTGGCGGTTGTGTTGCCCACCGAAACCGTGTTTCTCGGTGATCCCGATGGCGACTATGTAGCTGAGGCTGGTGCTCTGTCAACGCAGCTCAACATCAAGCGAGACATAGACACCTTCTACGTCGTAAAGAACGTGGTGTGGACGGACATCAAGGACTCAGCGGGAGTTCAGATTGGAACGTCGCGCGACAACTGCGTTAGCGTTCTCAATAGCAACTACTTCAACCGCACGTCAAAGATTCAAGAGCTTGACAACGTAGACTTCCAGAATACGATTGCGGCAGATCAGGTTCTGAAGTTCGTGGATATTGGAGGTGGCATACTTCGGATCAGCAATGAGCTAGAGCCCGATGTTGTTGCTGAACTAGTTTCCGCCACGTCTATATCGGCTGGGGACAAAACTACGATTCAAACTAACATCGGTGTAGATCCAGCAGGCACAGATAATAGCACGGACGCAACGGTAGGGGCTACGGCTTCAGACGTTCTGAAGATGGCGGCTGGACAAAACCTTGGGGCGTTTGACGCGGGGGCTGACAAACTTGTCTTTTGGGATGACTCCGATAGCAAGCTGACTTACGCCACGATCGGAACAAACCTTACTATGACTGGCACGACTTTGAGCGCGTCAGGTGGTGGCGGTGGTGGTGGTGGTGGAGCTGGCGGAGGTAACTTTATGATTACGGGCTTCACGACAACAACCACGCAACAATGGTATGCCCTCTATCTGCCTTATGCTAACAGCGTCCGCACCTCAGGGAACTGGCAACACTATCAGCTCTACCATATGCCCGCCGCTGGAAACATCGACAAGGTGAGCGCACACGTTCAAGGCGCGGCACAAATCAACTTTGGGGTGAGTATTAACCCCGTGCAGAAAGTGCCCAATAACATCCAAACAGGGGGCTACGATTACACATGGAATGTCCCCTACACTAGTTCGGATTACACCGAAGCACACGCCCCTACAGGGTGGTCCTTTAGCGCAGGCGATGAAATTGGATTCGCTTTTTACAATGCCAATGGCGGCACTCCTTTTTACGTTACGTTCAACGTCTGTTTCTCCTTCACGTAATGCACAACACGATCACACAAGAGCAACTCGAAAACGAGTGGTTTACTATGAAAGACTTAGCCGAGTGCCTTATTGCACTATCTGAGGAAGTCGAAACGTTAAAGGCCCGCATAGACGTTTTGGAGGCGGGTAACGCCCGCTAAAAATCTTGGTACAAATCAGAATTTGTTACTATTATGTACACTCTGACCCCCGTAAGATGGTATATGACCAAGGAGAATTTGCTCAATATACTAGGGCTAACAATTTCATTTGGAATGCTTTCTGACTACCTTGCCACAGGTCTAAGCCTTTTGGCAGCTTGCACTCTTATTTGGATGAATGCGGAACGCGCTTTAGAGGCTAGAAATTCACGAAAAAAACATACATCAAAAAAAGATGATTGACTTTATTGTTGAAAACTGGGGTGAGCTGCTCATCGCACTCCTCGCATTTACGAAGGTGATCGTAAATCTTATTCCTTCAGAGAAGCCAACACAAGTGTGGGCAATCTTTGATACCATTATCAACGCAATCGTAGAGGATCGTGTCACAAGCACCAAAAAGAAGTCTTGATCTAAAAGGCCAACGACTCAACGTCAACTTCGACAAAATCATTCTGCATCACACCGCCACCAAGCGGTCAAAGAAGTACGATGTAGAGTGGTGTCGTAAGCTGCACGTAGAGGAGAAGGGGTGGCACGACATCGCTTACCACGTCTACATTGAGTACGACGGGAAGATCAAGGTAGGCCGTCCCCTACACAAGCGCGGAGCGCATTGCCTTGGGCAAAACACGACCTCTTTTGGGGTATGCTTTGTAGGCGGCCTAGATAGCGACGGAGAGGCCGCGGTTACGATCACCCCGAGTCAGCAAAAGAGCGTCGCCACGGTCATCCAAACGCTCCGTGAGTTTGCAGGTACAGAACTGCCCGTCTACTCTCATTGCGAGTTCCGTAATACCTTCTGCCCAGGGTTCAACGCATCCGAGGTAGATTGGTATGAGTTCCTCCAATGAGCGAACACGAGATCCAAAGCACCCTTGTGGATCTCGTAAAGGAGCAATACCCTCACATCCTGTATTGTGCGACTGTGGGGGGTGCAAGAATGAGAATTGCCGAGGCAAAAAAGATCAAGCGTCAGGGCTACCGAAAGGGAGTACCTGACCTTATCTTTTATGAACCTCGGGATGGCTACCACGGCCTATGTATAGAGATTAAAAGAAAAGGAGGCCAACCATCACCGCACCAACGTGCTTGGATAGCTGACCTCCAACGGAGAGGTTATCAAGCCCTTATCTGCAAGGGACTCGATCAATGTATCGAGGCGTTCGAGAGTTATTTCAAAACTCCGCTAATTCCTCGAAAACAGGCTGAACCTGAATAGAAACGCTTTGTCCCAACACGCGCGCCCACTTCTGTAGTGTGTCAAACTTCGGGCACAAGACTCCACGCTCATACTTTGAAAGGGTTGACTTGTCAATCTCTGACATAGCCGCAAGTAAGTCCAGGCTTACACCCTTGTCCTTCCGTACTTCCTGTAACTTCGTACACAAGTCTTTGATCTCTTCCATATGCCAAAGGTAGGCAAAAGGTTCAATCAATCCAAGTGATCTCCACTTGAAATGCCTCCATTACATCTGAACTGAATGATTCAGGATACGACTCGCGTAAAAGATCCATCACTCTCGGTGTCACTAAAAAGTCTATGACCCTGCTTTCTTCCTTAATTCTGTCGGCTCTTAATCTTCCAGTTACAGGACATCGACCTGCATCGTATTCTAAATACGTCAGGTCTTTGCTCGCTCTTACGCGAACGATAGTAGGAGAGACTTTCATTTCTCTTGGCAGCGGTTTTCGGTAAATGAAAGACAAATAGGAACGATCGAGATGGCAGACAATACAACTGCCATCCAAGACATTCCATTCAGCACGATGTCATTACAAGCGGTTGCGGCTAGCAACCCTCCAATGGTACGCTTTGCACTCCAACGCTTCAGGTCTCCTTTGGTTTTAAAGACTTCGGTTAAGTCTAGGCTCATAAGCGTTTGCAGGAGTTTGTTCTTCACTCTAAATCACAGATATATCGAATAAAGCGAGACAGATCCCTTTGACTGGGTGCGTAATCATACCTTACATCGAGTTTGTTCATTTCAAAAGTTGTGGTCAATTGCTTGAACCTCAACAAGGACAAATCCGAATCTAGGATTTCAGCAACGTAGTTCTCGTGTACTTTGTCGTAATACCGACATTGCCTCAAAAGATTTAGCAAATAATTTCGCATCCGTTCGGTGACCTCGGGCTTTTCGAGTTCCTCGAACACTTCATCTATCCAATCACTCATCGTCTTGGACATTCTCGTCCTCCCCAAAGACACGGTGCTTGTATAGCCCCACAATCTTCAGGACGGCACGGCTCAAAGCCCGCTTCTCTGCCGTAGCCACGTAATACGCATTGCGGCAGTTTTCAGGCCCAGCCTCCCCAAAGGTTTCAACGATGCGGTCTCCGCTTGAAGCGATTGCTTTGAGCACTACGAAGTCCCGATCCATCTTAATCACATCGTACTGAACCTCGATGTTTTGGGTCGCTTGAATCTTCTCGATACCCGATCGAGTAATGATCACATAGTGCTTGTGCGTAAACACGTCGTCCTTAGACAGGTTGTTCTCTTCAAACAACTCGCGCATAGACTTCTTTTGGTCTTCTGATAACTCTTTCATCAGTTGTCTCTTGATTTGAATTCTTGGTATGCTTTAATCGCGGCAGCTACCGCGTCGATGTACGTCTCGTCCATCTCAAATAGTTGCAGGAACATCACCGCAAACTGATCTATACTTCCACTAGAAAAAATGGTGAACTCATCACAATTAGCTGAATGTCCGTATTCATCCTCCTCTATCAGGTTGTAGTCCCCTGGATTCTTTCTAATTCGTATGTATAGATAGGCTTGGTTCTGATCCTCTTGGGCATCCTCTAGGAGGATCTCAATGTTGTCGTCTGTCCCATCGTAGCCAAACTCATCGTCATAGTCCTCCATTGCTCATTAGTTTGTTGATCTCGGCTTTTAAGGTACGATTCTCCTTTTGCAGTTTTGCATTGCTCTCAATCAACGTCCTGTTCTCTACCCGTAGGTCAAGGTTTAGCTTCTTCTCGTGCTTTAGACTAGCGTCAACCGCGTCAAGCATCTGTTCTAGGCAGTACGCCTGATGCAACAACCTCCATATCTGATCGACCGATTTACGCAGGGCTTTGCGGGTCTGCGGGTGGATAGGCAATGGCTCTTCTAGTTGCAGCTCAATCGTATCTGCTACACCTCCTGCGTGAAGCCTGTCGGCCATACGCACCACGTCGTCAATCTTCTCAACACGGTAGGGTATCACCTTCTTCTTCATTCCGTGAAACGATTAGTTGTTCGACATAGAAAGAGTTTGGCTCTACCTAGTTGTCCGCTACCCTTGGGCTTCGTCTTTTGGTTTATGATCCAAGTCTCCCCATCGCGGGTTGGAGGGTCGCCCTCACGCAAAACCTCATCGACAGGTGGGCGGTACACGAGAAGCATCGTGAACGCTCTGCGATACCACGCTTGTCCTCCAGCCCACTCCTGCGGAAGGGCGGGCTTCTGATAACGCTTGCCTGATTTGGTCACCGCATCCGCGTTCAACTTTGCGATGTGGTTGACCACGATGTCGATTCGATCGTGTCGCTTGCTATGCTGACGAATCTTCTTCAACTCGTTCGTGAGCCAAACATCTTCTCTCCCACCACTCAAACGCAAGTCCCGCCCTACGTCGTTCCAGGGATCGAGGCACGTAGTGTCGTATGTACCTGTAGCTGCCGCTTCGTAGAACAGGTCGGGGGTAAACTCCCCTTCCAACTCGTCGCCATCGAAAAAGGCGAAGTGCTTGCCTACCCATTCGAGGGCCAACTCGAACTCCTCTATACTCATACACTCCTGCTCCTCGCCACGGAAGTTTTTTTTCCGCGCTGGTAGCCCTACGTGCATCTCTACTAGATCTATGGCTAGTTCGGCTATCCCGCCTTCCTCGCCCATATAGATGAAGTGTCTCCAATCGTAGCGTTCGCTCCATTCAACAAGCAACCATTTTACAAATACCGACTTACCGTGATGAGGCGCACCCGCAATGAACAGGGGATAGCCTTTGCGCGGAATGTATAGGTTGTCCAACTCCTCCAATCCCGTGAGACATATCTCGTCTCTGATTTCGTTACGCAGTTCATAGGCTTGGTTTTTCCACTCGTGAATCTCCTTTACATACATCATATCCCCGTGAATTCATCGTCAAACTTCACCCGATCTACGGGCATACTATGTATCCTAGCTATGTTACGATACTGCTCGAATTTATCACCAAACAATGTGGCAGGACGCAGGTGCATACGCAGCTTAGGCTCGTCACGCCATCCCTCCGCCATCGTTGCGACAACGCTAGTGTAGTCAATGATTTCTACAAAGCCCTTGTCGTACCATTTCCGAATGTGTTTGCTCACCTCGTGGATCTTGTAGTCAGTCCCCAGGAGTCGGTTCATTTCATTCCGCACTTCGAGAACTAGGTCGGCAAACTTCTCGTCAGCTATCTCCGCTGACGTTTCGCAAAACAAAAGGGGAAGCCGCTGCCTTCCCCCGTTGTTTACCAAAAAACCTGCAATGCTTTGAGCTATTTGCGTGTCTAAGTTAAGGTCTTTTGTAACCTTATTCATAGGTTGGCCCGCGTAGAGTTTTACAAGGGCTTTTAACACGTCTAGTTCCTTGAAGGGTAGCTTTGCAAGTTCGTCGAGGTCGAGACGAATCTGCGGCATCAGAACGGAAGATCCTCGGACTCAACCTTTGTGTTATTCGTCTGACCCTGCGGAGCACTACCTCCGCCTCCATTGTGGAGCGACCAATCTTTGCCGTAACCCACAATCGCGCCTTTCACGCCCTGCTCGTACTTGTCCTTTGGAACTTTTACCACGATCATAAAATCGTTGTATTGCTTGTTCTCAAGTTCGATCGCACGGAGGTCGAGGTACGTGCCTTTCTTGCCCTTAATGAAGAACTCCTGGGCTTCACGGAGTAGGTCGACGTTCAACGTCAAATCAATCGTTTTTGGCTTCGCCATCTTTTAAGATTTTGTATATGGATAAAACATCTTTGTGAATCGTGCTGATTTGTTTGTCACCGATACGGAGCATCGAGTGAACTTTCTTCACGCCATACAACACGGTGGCGTGATCCCTAGAAAAGTATCGGCCTAGGGCAGAATAATTTTTTTTCTCGTGGGTGTAGAGTACGTGCCACACACATTGACGTACCTCTACGACCTTCTGCTCCCGCGTGGGGCTGAATAGCGTACTTACGTTGGTGTGGAATTTGTCCGCTACCCTCGAGATGAAAGCGTAGGTGTCCACGCTATCCGATCGGAGGTCAAGTCCAGGGAAGACGTACGGGCTGATCTTACGAGTCACCATTCCAACGCCACAAGTCGACCTGAACATCGCCAATGTGGATCGGCCCGACGTACTCGATGCGGTTAGACTGCTCAAAGAGCGCAATCAATTCTTCGATGGCTTCACGATGCGCCCACGGCAGCTCGGCTTTCACTTCTTCGACGATGAGAGCCGTCGTGAACAAACCTTGCTGGTCGCGGCACGTACGTTTCAGAACGGCCCATATCTCGTCTTGACGAGCAAACCGCTCCGTGTCGACCGCGGCAAGCCGTGTCACCTCTGCAAGGTGCTCAAACAGGTTTTGAAAAATCATTCGTAGGGTTTTTTGGTAGGGGGCAATCTAGCAACATTTTCTCATAAATGAAGCCCCAGGTTTTTTTTTTTGACAAAGTTCTTGCACGTACCTAATAAGTACCATAGATTACCTATATAGGTACACGTCCTTATAGATACAATAAAGACATAGATAAGTAGGTACTTATTAGGGGTCACGGTCTCTGCGCTCTTCAAACTTCCTGTCAGGGTCATCGTGGTCGCTCTCCCTCCCCGATCCGCGGCAATCAGGACACGTTTCCCATTCAGGATATTCCCAGCCATATGGCCCGAGTTCTCCGCTACCATCGCAGGTAGGGCAAGGATCAGACATCACGTCCTCATCCCGATCGAAAAGACCTTCGTACGAATCAGAGTTCCCCATCATCTTTGAGTTTTTTTTTGGGGAGGAGTTCCCTGTACATCCTGTACCGCTGACTCTCCCAATTAAAGATAGCCCGAGTTTTTACGTTGAAGAGAGCACGTGCTCCTTTTGGGATGCAACGTCCCGTCTCAACGCACCAAGAATCGTACTTCGCAATGATTTCTATAAGCATTTATGCAAGGGTTTAATTAGAGACTGAATGGCACAAAAAAAGCACCCCACGGTCGGGGTGCTCCTTTGTTTCGGTTATGCTTGGACGATGGCGAAGAGGTTTACTTCGACACAAGATCCATACAACTTGGTGAAATCGCATTGAGCGAATCGCTCCTCATCGTCCTGGACTTCCCAAATGATCCCAGCGAATCCATCGCCAACCTCTGCCTCCGCTTCGCTCAACCAATATCCTACCTCTTTATCCAACATATCTTCGTTGAACGCAGAAAGATCAGACACGTCTCCGCTTTGAAGCGCATATACAAGTTCCTGCATAATGCGGAATTCCGCAATGATTTTTGTAGTCTGCATTGTACTCATTTTTTGCTGAACGTTTCGAAGCTGCAACCTTCAAACTCCCCGAATTCTACAAGACGGTCAAGACTCATTTCGAGTTGATGCGCTTTCCCGTTATCGTTGCGCTCCGTCCACACTCCATTCAACCAACCATGAGACCCGTAACAATCACGCTCCACGCAACACCGAAAAATAGATAGATCCTCGGTGCATTCAACGTGTAGTCCTGACCCAGCGAAATGAAGTACGTGAGTCAGCACGATGGGGTGTCCTGTCTCCTCCACGAAGAACATCTCCTCGGTGTCGCAGAATTCGGCATTGAACGCTTCCTGTGTGGTCATCAAGACCTTCAATCCGCGGAAGCTAAAAACATTATGAGCGCGTGGCTCTAAATAATCAAACTTTTGCATTGTGCAGGTTTTATTGGTTTTCAGAATTATCGTCACGCAAAACATCGGGAGCGTAAGTCCAATTAAAGATGTAGCGTTCAAGGTCAGCACCAAAGTTGTAGTCCATATCTGAATGAAGCAACACCTTCGCTTCGTCAACGAGCAGGAGATGAAGTTTGTGATACACTCCTGAATCGTGCATCACTTCGCTGATCCTTTCTTTGAGTTCGCTCTTTGTCATAGGTTCTAGGTTTTTTTTTTTTCGGGTTGTAGGTTTTTTTTTTTTCTCACATATGCCACTCG